GAGTAAAACTATTGATTATTATTATCGTCTAGTTAAGAACAACACTAACACCAGTGATAAAGGGCTTATCGTGGAGGCCTTGAGGTCTTATGGTTGGCAGAGGGTTTTGTATACTCTTTGGTACTTAAAGTATGAGCAAAGAGCTAATATTACAAGTTTTAAGTATGTGGATAAGGTGCTTTGTAGTCAAAAAGATTTAGATCCTGATGTTGTTGATTTTGTAGCTGGTAGAGAGCTTAGGAACTTGGAGCAGTAAGTATGGCTAATTTAGGTTTACATTTGAGATTTGATGAGGTTTTTGAGACCTATTCTGAGCGTTGGCATGGTAATACTGTGTATTTTGAGGGCCGATTGCTGGCGGATTATGCAAGGTCAACTGATATGAGGGTTGTCAGGTTTATTAACGGCGGTAGGCGATATAAGTCTTATAGGTTGGACCGTGATGGTGCTGGTTTTAAGGGGTGGGTTGAGTACCACTCTTATGCACCTACTTTGTCTAGCGAGGATGTTAAGGCTGATAAGGAGCTTATTAGAAAGATTAGGCTTGTTGTTGATAAGGGCACCCCTGTTGTTGATGTTGCTTATTATTTTAACGTTCCTTACGAGACTGTTGTTAATATTAAGCGTAGGCAGGGAGCTTTTAAGGGTGTGTAGTTTGTTGACAATTGATGACTTGTTCGTGTTAAGGAGTTTATATGAATAGTGTTTTTTTGATTGGTAGGTTGGTTAAGGATCCACAGGTGCGTAAGACTCAGAGTGGTCAGAGTATTTGTGGTTTTGTGTTGGCGGTTGATAAGGGTCTTTCTAAGGCTAAGCGTGATGAGGCTGAGCAGGCGGGCAGGCCTACGGCTGATTTCCCTACTTGCCAGGCTTGGGGGACTTCGGCGGATTTGTTGGAGCGATACTGCCATAAGGGGTCTAAGATTGCCGTGGAGGGCAGGTTACAGACTGGGTCTTATGAGGATAAAGAGACTGGCAAGATTGTTTATACTACCGATGTGGTTGTTAATCGTGTGGAGTTTTTGGAGTCTAAGTCTCAAGGCCAGGATAGGGACAAAGATGATGATTTCTTTGGCGAGGATTTCGAAGAAGTGGAAAATGATGGTCGCATCCCTTTCTAATATAGGTTAATTTGTTAAAATTTTATGGGTAGATTTGATTTGTTTGTAAAAGGCATATGTTTATATGGCTAAGGGGGTTATTATCGTTAGAGGGCAAAATAAGAGCTATAACAAGTATGGCAATAAAAAAGTTGTTGTTGATGGTCATCCTTTTGATAGCAAAAGGGAGGCTAGTAGATATAAGGAGCTTAAGCTACTAGAGAGAGCTGGTAAAATCAAGGATTTAGAGTTGCAGCCTAAGTTTGAGCTTATACCTACGGTTAGGACGGAGCACGAGACTTTGTATAAGGTTAGTTACTATGCTGATTTTAGATACACGGACACAAAGACTGGCGGTGTGGTTGTAGAGGATGTTAAAGGTTATAAAACCGAAACCTACATACTCAAAAAAAAGATGCTATTGCATAAGTACAAAGGTATTGATTTTAGGGAGATATAGATGACTGACATTATTAAATTTGAAGTAAAGATGACAGAAGATGAGGCAGTTGCTTTGTATGGACTGCTTAAAGGCACCAAACAAAACTTGTCAATGGAAATGTTAGAGGAGGCGTGGAAAGCTAGTGAAGTTAGCGATATAAGTAGTGCGTTAGTGGCAGGCAAAAAAGGTGTAGATAGGCTGATGAATGAAATGGAACTTTATTTGGAGGTTTAGATGGATAAGGCTGATAAATTGGCTTTAATTTTTAAAGAGAGTCTTGATACTTACAAAGCTAAAAATGCAGATTATGGTGATTCTTTTAGTAAATCCTACCAGGAATTTGGTTTAACAGCTCCTATAGTTAGGATGAGTGATAAGCTGGAGAGGCTTAAGACTTTGTCTAAGGCTGAGGCTCAAGTTAAGGATGAGAGTATAAAAGATACGCTGATTGATCTTGGTAATTATGCTTTTATGACGGCTTTGGAGTTGGACGAAGAAGAAACAAAAATCAAAGAGTGTGAAGATCTTATAACAGAGAGACTTGAAGCAAGAGGACGTAGAGGACGTGATGTAGATAAAGTTAAGCAAGAATCGATAAATAACATAATGCAAGAACTTTATCGTATAAATGGATTACCAAGTAATGTTGAGGATGAGAGCGAATACACAGAGGGAGATAAGCTTAATATATGAAAACTAATGAATTTATGACGATAGACGAACTTAAAAGAATTGCGGAAGAGAATGATTATGAATTGTCTGATTCTTTAGGTAAATATAGACTTACACACAAATATTGTGAAAATCATATAGTGATTAATGAAATATGTGCAAATAGATTATGGATTTCAATTCCTATGACTTGTGATGACAGAGATTTTAATATGATTAAAGCGGCGGTTAAATTTGCAGAAACACCTCCTGATGAAAGAGAAGAAGAGACATATTACCTAGTAAAGTTTAGCGAAAAAGAAATAGAGGCAATAAAGAAAAAGTTTAATACTGATTTCAGCGACTTTGAGTTGGTGGAGGTGGAGGAGTGACCACTAATGAGCACGTTACAATCAGTATAAGTGAAGATGAATTTTGGCTGACTATAAATAGTTTAGATAGTTATCAAGTTACGAATATGAACTATGATTGGTATCAAGGGGAGTGTGATTATTTGATGGATAAGCTTTTTGATATGGCAAGAAAACAGGGGGTGGTGGAGGAGTGAACGCCCAAAGAAAAAATCAAGTTACTTTAATTCTATGTGCTTTGGCAAGACTCTTAAAACAGTATGACTTTGGTTTAGAGTTCCACAAAGACTGCAGTTTAGCATTTGTAGACGCAAAGAATGGTAATAGATATAAAATCAGCGCACAGAATTTGCAAGATATATACGACAAAACAGAGGTGGAGGAATGACTGATAAAATCGTTGACCAAGTTTTTTACAAAGGTTACAAATATTATATAAGATATCGATTATTAGCGACTAACGATTTTTATTGTGGATACGTAGAAATACCAAAAAATCATAGTTTGTATGGTGTAGATGAAGATGATTTAGGAGATATTGATGTGCACGGAGGCCTCACGTTTTCTGGATTTTTAGACTTTAGTGATGAGTACCTATTAGGTTTCGATTGCGACCATGCTGGAGATGATACTGGTGTAGAGGATGCAAATTATGTCGCGAGTGAGTGTGAGAGATTGATAGACCAATTGATTGAGGTGTAGGAATGAAGCTTATAAAAGTACTTACGTGCCTATCTATAGCTATAGCATTAGTTAGTTGTGGGAGTGATGCTACTGAGGAAGAAATCAGCAGGGCTAGCGAGGAAGCTAGGTTTAGATTGGTGAGTAGAACAGACCTAGGTCATTTCATAGATCAATACACTTTTATAGATGATGTGACGGGCGATTTTATAATATCTTTTTATAAAGTTACCGATAAAGGTGGAGTGTGTCTTTATAGTGAAAGGCTAAAAGCAAGTGAGGCGGAGGAATGAACGATTTAGAATTTATTTTAGGCTTGTTTGCGTTATTTTTTGTATCTGCGATATTCTGTGCATTTTTAATTGTGATAATGGTTAAAATAATAGAATATTTTTTACATTTTTAGAGGAGGATGAATGATTAACCTTTGGGCAGAAACAACTTCTAAGCTAAATGATATTAATAAAACTTGGGATGATGTGCTTTATGTATATGGCACAGATTTTCAAATTAGCAAAGAGAATTTTAAAGAAGTGGCAAAGAGAACTTTTTATGACGACGGATATGGTTCGTCAGAAGTTCCTTATGACCTGAAGTTGTATGGACATGGATTTATACTATGCAGACACGAACATGACGGCGCAGAGTGGTGGAAAGCTATAGATACTAGCGAGCCTATGTACTTACCTATCGAAGAAGTTAAAATATTAGCGTATGGGCATGTTACTTTAACTGAAATAAAGGAGTTGGGTTCAAAATATGACAATTAGCGAATTAATAAAACTTATAGAACAACGGGCAGTTGACCGTGGTTTAGACAAAAACGGCACGATAGAAGGTCAATTGATTAAGACTGCTGAAGAAGTGTCGGAGCTTATTATTGGGATATCTAAAGATGATGTTGAGGTGATAAAAGACTCAATTGGTGATGTGTTTGTTACTATAGTTATTGGCAATTTAATTGAAGGTAATAAAACAAATCTATTAGAAGTTGTTAATGATTGCTATAAATATTGCACAAACGCTAGCTTTTATGATGCATATCAGTGTATCCAAGCTCTTATGGCAAACTATAGTGATTTGCTTGTAGATGAAAGTTATAACAATCCAATATACCTAAAGATAAATAATTTAATTATGGTAGCGGAATTGTATGAGCTTGATTTTACCGATTGTGTAGAAAGTGCTTATAAGGAAATTGCTGGCAGAAAAGGAAAAGTTGTTAATGGTACTTTTATCAAAGAGAGCGATTTATAGTTAGGGGGTATTTATGGAAGATGGAAAAAAAGGCGGAATTGGATTTACTGGTTTATTGCAAATTGTTTTTATAGTATTAAAGTTAACTGGCTTTATTGATTGGTCTTGGCTTTGGGTGTTGGCTCCAGCTTGGATTAGTATAGCTCTTGTTGTAATTGCTATTATAGTGATTGGTTTAATTGGTCATTTTCTAGATGATTAGGAGGTGTTGATGGATATTGATAAACAGAGGGAACTTAATAGGGATAAGACTAGGGCTAATATTATTAAGGCTAGGCTTAACAATTATAGGGAGGATCTAGAGCTTTTGGACTCCCTTAAAGTTCGTGTTGGGATTAATCGTGATAAGATGGATTTGCAGAGTGGTTGGTCTAATAGGGATGCTGTTCAAGGTGGGGGTACTAGTCAGGAGGATAGGCTAAATAAGCTACTTGATAAGATTAGAGATGATGAGCGTACCATGAAGATGATTGAATTGGAAAATCGTGCTTTGTCTTTTGCTATTGAGACCCTGCCTGATGAAGACATGAAAAAAATTATTTATCATGTGTGGGTTTGCCATGATAGGTCTATGGAGCAGTTGGGCAGGGAGCTGCATTTGTCTAAGTCAAGTATTTGGAGAAAGTCGGATGCTGCCTTGCTAGATATATACAAGAAACTTTATATTCTTACACCTGAAGATGTCGACCCGCGTTAGCGTTTGGAACGAAAACGGAACGAAAGCGGAACGTTTGCGGAACGACAAAGGCCCTTTTATGGGTTATAATGATAGTGTATAAATTTACATAAATTAACAACTACAATTTCTACCGCCATTTGCACGTTAGGCGTCTAAAATCTTTTCATTAGAAAGATCTCCTTTTTATATATAAATCACGTTTTGGGAATTGGTGGTTGTTTTTTTATGCTTATTTTTAGGCAAGGAGGTGGTATGTTTGTCTAAAAAATTGTCGGTGATGCGTAAAAAGTTTGCGGATGAATATATCATCTGCGGTAATGCTACACAGGCTGCGATTGAGGCTGGATATTCTAAGAGGTCGGCTAAGCAGACTGGTAGTAGGCTTTTAGATCAAGCTGAAATTAAAGAGTATATAGCTGAGAGGATGAAGGAGCTTGAGGCTAAGTCTATTGCTGACCAGACTGAGATACTGCAATATCTTACGAGGGTTATCCGTGATGAGGAAACTGAAGAGGTCCTTGTAAATATAGGCAATATGGAGCAGGAGATTAGGACAGTTCGAGTCCCGGCTAAGGATAGGATTAAGGCGGCTGAATTGCTTGGTAAGAGGTATCAGTTGTGGACTGATAAGGTGGATATATCATCGGACCTTACTCTTATCTTTGAGGATGACTATGGCGACGAAGACTGTTAAGGTTGGCCTTAATTCGGTTTTTAAGCCTGTTAATTCTTGTACTAAGCGTTATCGTATCCTTAAAGGGTCTGCTGGTAGCGGGAAGTCTACTAATATTGCTCTTGACTATATAAAAAAGCTTTCTAATCCTAAATATAAGGGGGCTAATCTACTTGTTGTTAGAAAGGTGGATGAGTCCAATAGAGACAGTACTTTTGCTGAGTTGCAGAGTGCTGTTTTTTCTTTGTTTGGAAGTCAGTCGGAAAGAGCTTGGAAGATACAACAAAGCCCACTTTCTATGGAGTGTTTAAAGACTGGCAATAGGATTATTTTCCGTGGAATGAAAGATGATAAACAAAGGGAGAAAGTTAAGTCTATCACCTTTAAGACTGGAAAGCTTACTTGGATTTGGATTGAGGAGGCTACGGAATTGGCTGAAGCTGATATTGATATCCTTGATGACCGTTTGAGGGGTAAACTTGATAATCCCAATTTGTTTTATCAAATTACAATGACCTTTAACCCTGTATCTGCTACTCACTGGATTAAGTCGAAGTATTTTGATGTTTCTCATCCTGATATTTACACTCATCATTCTACATATTTAACCAATAGGTTCATTGATGAAGCCTATCATCGAAGAATGATGATGAGAAAGGAAAGAGATCCGGAAGGATTTAGGATTTATGGACTTGGTGAATGGGGTGAGACTGGAGGGCTTATTCTTAACAATTGGGAAGTTATGGAGATGTCTCAAGACTTTTCTGATTGGGAGTATTTATCGATTGGCCAAGACTTTGGTTTTAACCATGCTGATGCTATTTTAACATTGGGCAGTAAGGATGATGATATCTATGTACTTAATGAGGTCTATGTTTATGAAAAGACTACAAGTGAGATTATTAATCTAGCTAGTGGCAATGTAGCTAAGGATGTGACTATGTATTGTGATAGTGCTGAGCCTGACAGGATTAAGGAATGGAAAAAGGCTGGATTTAGGGCTACGGCTGTTAAGAAAGAGAAAGTGACTGGTACGACTTATATAAATAACCAAATCAACTGGCTTAAGGAGCGTACGATTTATGTTCATCCTTCTTGCACTAATTTGATTAAGGAGCTTTCCCAGTGGAAATGGAAGTTTGACGATAAACGTTCTGAATACCTTGATGAGCCTGTAGCTTTTTTTGATGATGCTATTGCTGCTTTAAGATATGGAGTTGAGCCGTGGAGGAAGTCTAGGGCTATTAAGTCGATTAATAAGGATTTATTTTTTTAATGAAGTTATCTATTTATCATTATCCTAAGATGGAAAGAGCGTGGTTACTTAAAAGGGAGCATGGAGACTATGATCAGCATGCTCATTTTTTTACTAAAAAAGAGGCTTTGTGTTGTAGGAGATTGATTGATGCTAAGAAGTTTCCACGTGAAGAAAAATATAGGATTGCTATGCAGAGAATTTTGACTGAGGAAGAGTTTAAGGGGCTTAATAAGAAGCCTAGGTTTTATAAAAAGAATTGTGGGGTGATTAGATAGTGTTTAGAACTGATAGTAAGACTTTAGAGATTGAAGAGGCTTTAGATTTTATAAAGCAACATAGAAACAAGCGTGGTCGATATGAAAAGCTTAAAAGATATTATCAGGGTGACCATGATATTATAAAGATTGGTGGGGCTGATAAGGATAGGAAAAACAAGGTTGTTTCTCCATATCCTAAGTATATTACTGATTTTTCTACGGGTTATTTTATGGGTAATGCTGTGAAATATAATGCTACCAAGGAAGACCATACGGATGATGATGAGTTTTTGGAAGAATATTTAAAGATTTGTAATTACAATAATGAAGCTAAGGAAAATTTAGCCCTTGCTAAGACTAACTCTATCAAAGGTGAGTGCTTTGAGGTCCTTTGGTTTAGTGATGATGGACAAGTGAGATTTAAGCGTGTTGAACCCGATAATGCTTTTTTAATCTATGATACAAGCATTGATGAGAAAGAAAAATTTGGTGTTAGATATTACCTTGATGAAAAATTAAAGAGAACTGTTACTTATGTGGAGATCTATGATAAAGACTCCATTTTTTATTTTGATGATGAAGATAACTCTAATGAATTTGTAATGACTGATGTAAGGGAGCATCCTTTTGGGGCTGTGCCTTTAATACACTATAAAAATAATGAGGAATTACAAGGGGACTTTGAACAGGTTATTAGCCTTATTGATGCTTATAATCGTGAGCAATCAAACACTCTAAACGACATGGACCAGTTTTCCGATGCTTATCTTGTTCTTACTGGTTATAGTGCTACTAACAAGGAGGATATTGAGGAACTAAAGGAAAATAGGGTCTTGCTTAATGATGCAGATGGCAAGGCTGAATGGCTAACAAAGAATGTCAATGACTCTTGGATTGAAAACTATAAGAATAGGCTAAATAAGGATATACACAAGTTTTCATTTACTCCTGATTTTACAGATGAGTCCTTTGGTACTAATGTGCCTGGAGTGTCCCTTAAACTTAAGTTATTGACTAGCGAGGAGTTAAGGGCTACTAAGGAGATGTTTTTCACCGAGGGCCTTCGTAAGCGTATGGATTTGATTGCTAATTACTTAAATATGGCGGGTGACCACGATATTATCAGAAATGAAATCCAGATTGTATTTTCTGATGTTTTACCTCAAAACTTATTAGAGATTACTCAGATAGTTCAAAACCTAGCACAGGATGTATCGACTGAAACTAGACTTGCTTTATTGCCTTTTATCGATGATCCAGTAGGGGAAATGACTAAAAAGGAAAAAGAAGAGGAAGCTAAGGCTGAAAGTGATATAAATTTATATCGTAACTTTGTAGGCGGTGAGAACCATGGCCAAGAAGAAGCAGTACTGGGCCAATAGGAGTGAGCAGAAGCTTACTAAGGTATTAGCTGATGCTGAAAAGACCTTAAACCTTTTAGAAAGTCAATATAAAAATGCTAGTATTAGCATAAATAAAGATATTAAGAAGCTTTATAGTCAGTTTGCTGGAGAAAATAATATATCTATGGATAGGGCTATGGAATTAATCCATGGGAGCGAGTACCTAGAGTGGCGTATGACTATGGAGGAGTATTTAAAGCTAATTGATATCAATAATGACCATAAATTATTGCTGGAGCTAAACACTTTAGCTATGAGGTCTAGGATTACTAGGCTTGAGGCTTTGAATGCTGAGATACTAGCTAATGTAGCTATACTTACTCAAGAGGCTGACAATCGCACTGGAGAGCTTTTAATAAGGTCTTTGGAAAATGCCTACTATGAGGGCATGTATGATGAGTACAAGGATAGAAATCCCAAGGTCTATGAGTTGATGAGTGAACACAATGTGGGCCTATCTAAGGCACAGATTGATAGGGAATTAAGTATACCCTGGTCTGGGGCTAATTATAGCACTAATCTATGGAATAATGCTGATTATATAGCGAATAAGTGCCAGCAATTAGTAGCCCAAAGCATTATAGCTGGCACTAGCATTGATAGGCTTACCAGTGAGATCACAAAACAATTTGGCAAAAACTACCGTGCATCTGCAAAAAGATTATTACTTACTGAGTCGGCTTATATTAAGGGTCAAGCGGACAAGCTGACCTATGAGAAGTTAGGTATTGAAGAATACGAGATATTAGCTACTCTTGATATGAGAACTAGCTCCATATGTCAAAATCAAGATGGTAAGCATTATCCTATAGATGATGCTAAGGTTGGGGTTAATTACCCGCCTTTTCATCCTAATTGTAGAACTACTACTGTTAAGTATGATCCTAAGACTTACGGTCGTACTAGGATAGCTAGAGGACCAGATGGAAAGAATGTTACGGTGCCTTATGACCTTAAGTATAAAGATTGGCTTGAATGGGTCAAAGGCAATGAAGGAATACAACTTAATTTTATAAATTAGACGGTTTTTATACCGTCTTTTTTTATGCCTTTTTTTACTTGTTTTAGGCTTTAAAGAAAACCATGGAATATATAGCCGACGGGCTTTAAATGGAGGATTTTAGAATGACTGAACAAATTAATCTAAACCAAGAACCAACAGATGAAGTTGTAAAAAATGAAGGGACAGAAACTTCTAAAAATACTGGTGATGATGAGAAAAACGAAACTAAGATGCTTTCTATCACTCAAGATGAACTGGATGAGATCTTGAATAAAAGATTGGCTAGGCAAGAAGAAAAGCTTAAGAAAGATTTTAAAGCACAAAGGGATGAGGAAATTCGCAAGTCCAAGCTATCACAGGCAGAAAAAGAAGCAGAAGAGAGAAAAGAGCTGCAAGATGAACTAGCTAAGGCTCGTGAAGAAAACCGACTAATGAAGCTTGAGAGTCGTACAAGTGAGCTTTTAAATGAGCATGAATTGCCACAAAGCTTTAAGGGCTTTTTGATTGGTCAAGATGAGGATGCAACTGAAGCTAATATCAAGGCTTTTGAAGAAGTGTATCGTGCTGAGATTAAGAAAGCTACTGAAGAAAAATGGAAGTCTAAGGCTCCAGGGACTGCTAAGAAGGAAGCGTCTCCTGATGAAGCTGTATGGGGCGACATAGTAAATAAATACAAGTAATTGAAAGGAAATATACATGGCTGTAAAAATTTATGATATGCAGTTTGTGAAAACTGTAGCGGATATTTTTGAAACTAGACAACACTTTTTTAGAACTTTTGGTGGTAGCTTACAAACTGCTGCTGGAGCTGAATATAATAAAAACTTTTTAACTCTTAAAGTTAGTGATACTGATGTAGTTATCCAAGACTACTCTACTGATGAGAATGTAGCTTTTGAGTCTGGGACTGCTAACTCTTCTAGATTTGGTCCAAGACATGAGATCAAGTCTACAGATGCTACTGTTGGTTATGATAAACCACTTGCTATCCATGAGGGTATTGATAACTTCACAGTAAATGACAATGCTTCACAAGTATTAGCTGAAAGAACTGGGCTTCATGCTATTGAGTGGATTGAAAAGCTTAATGCTTATATGTCTAAACTACTTTCTGATAATGCTGGCAAGACTCTAACTACTGGCTTGACTGAGGATGGTATTACTAAGCTATTTTATGAGGCTCGTAAAGAGTTTATCAATATGAAGGTATCAAGAAACATTACATGGATGGCTTATGTTACTCCAGAGCTTTACAATATCTTGATTGACTCAAAACTAGCTACTACTGCTAAAAATTCATCTGCTAATGTGGATAGACAAGAATTATATCAATTCAAGGGCTTTATCCTTGAAGAACTACCTGAGCAATATTTCCAAGAAGGGGATGTTGCTATTTTTGTGCCTGATAATATCGGGGTTGTTGGTCTAGGTCTACAAACCTATAGAATCCTAGATGCTACTGACTTTTATGGGGTTGCTATCCAAGGTGCTGGACAAACTGCATCTTATATTCCAGAAAAGAACAAAAAAGCTATTATCAAAGCACAAGTTGGAGCTTAAGGAGGCTTAAATGTTAGTAAGAACAAATAGAAACTTTTTTGATATCGTAACTGGAGATTACAGAAAAGCTGGAGATGAATTTGAAGTTAATCAAGAAAGATTTGATGAGCTTAACGAAAAAGTACCTGGCTTTGTGACTGAATTAGATCCTAAGACTAAAAAAGAGATTGATCCTCTTGATAATCTAACAGTTGCTGAAATCAAAGCTTTGCTTGATAAAGATGGTGTTGAATATGACCCTAAGGCTAAAAAGGATGATTTGAAAGCACTTCTTAAATAGGGAGGTGTCTTATGGACAAAAACAAAAGAGAAAGGGCTAGGTACTTACTCAATGATGAAGTTAATGAGGCCATTAGCAATGAGACTCTAGACTTTAACTTTGATTTGATTGAGTCTGAAGTCCTAAGTTATTGTAATAGGTTGGATTTTCCACCTGGTCTCATGCTGATTGTGATTAAAATGGTTGCTGACTATACCATGGCCAACTATTATAAGTCTAAAATGGCTGAAGAAGCTGGCAAAGGCAATGAGGATAGTGAAAGAACTGTATCATCTGTGACCCGTGGGGATACAACCATATCTTATGGTGATAAGGCCAAGGTTTATGACTTTGGTACTCCTATGAATGCCTATATAGCTGTAAATGATTTTGTGGGTAATTACACTGACCAAATTAGAAAGTATAGGAGGATTAAAACGCCATGGTAATGACTAATCCTATTTTTGAGGCTGAAGCTGATATACTTGCCCAAACTTACTACCACACATGCACAGTTAAAAGGCCCTCGCATAAGCGTAACAAGTACCTAGATGATTTTATTGACGAAGAAGTATATAAGGATATTCCTTGTGCGGTTTCTTTTACTCAAGGGTCAAAGGGTGACTTATCAGATACTACTCAAGAGATACAATATGATGCCACTCTTTTTGCAAGACCTGAGATTGATATAGAGGCTGGAGATATCATTGAAGCTAATGTATTGGGACATGCCTATACTTTTAGGGCTGGTGAGGGGTATCCATATCAATCACACATTGAGGTGCCTCTAATTAGAAATGAGGTGGCCTGATGAGTGTTGATATTAAGATTAAAGGTCTAGATGAAGCTTTAGACCAAATGGAGAACATCAACCCTAGAATTGACAAGGAATTGACTTCCACCCTCAACGATGAGGGCATGGATTGGCGAGATGATGTCCGTGCTAATACTCCAGTTGATAGTGGAGAGCTAAGGAGATCGATGGTCTTTGAGGGTGTCAAAAAGACTGGGTCTGGTTTTGAGATGAGTCTAAGTAACAATATGGAATATGCAGGTCATGTTGAATATGGCCACCGTGTAAAAGGTGGAGGTGGCGGACGTGGTAGAAAAAAAGGTAGCAAAAACAAGCCTAAGGATGAGAAGAACAAGAAAAAGAAAAAGTCAACGGTAGTTAACGGTGTAGTAAAGGGTGTCTACATGATGAAAAAGGGGACTACACGCCTAGAACAAAGACTGCCTAGCAAGCTTGAGCAAGCTATGGAAAGGGCTTTGGGTGATTAGTATGGCCCACTATGAGATAAAAGTACAAGATATTTTCTATGAGATAGCCCGTGTTTTAGAAGCTATCTACCCTACAAAAGAGCTTAAGGTTCACCAGGAAAGGATTAAAGATTTAAAGACTCCGGCTATGTCTATAGAGCTAATCCAATATTCTACACCACAACATAGTCAAAAAATAATAAATAAGCGTTTGGATTTGGATATGATTTACTATTCAGATACAGATACAGTTCGTGAGGCACTCTCAATGGTTGATCCCTTGATGAGTGCTTTTTCTATGGGTCTAAAGGTCTATGCAAGGGATGAGGACGGAAATATCCAAAGAGATGAGCATGGGAAGATTGAATATTCCAGATTTATCCATTGCTTGAGGCCTCCTGAACATACTTTGGTAGACCAGGACTTGCACTTTATGGTGACCTTTGAATGGGCTGATAGCTTTACACCTGTTTATGTGACTTTAGACGAAGTGTTTGAAGATGGAAGCTTAAGAGAGAAAGAAACGATTGTTACAAAATATAACACGGCTGATCAGACTTTAGATAACAAAGAAATCTTATTTACAAATGATGAAGATGATACAAAGCATAGGGCTTATATTGATGAGCCTTATCAGATAATGGAGGACTTGTATACAAATATCGATAGTATGCAAGCTTATTTTGAGATAAAGAAAGGATAATTTATGCCTACAATTGGAATGCCAAAGGTTAAGATAGCTTTTGAGTCTGCGGGCCTAACTGCTATCCAAAGAAGTGAAACTGGCATAGTTTTACTTTTAATTAAAGGTACTAATCCAGAAGAAATGGGTTCATATAAGTTTACTTCGCTGATTGACCTACCTGAAGAAGTGCAGTTTAGCGAAGAGACTATAAAATTTATAAAACTTGGATATGAAGCACACCCAAGAAGAATGCTAGTTGAAGTTTACGGTGAGAATAATCCACTAAAACAAGTGCTAAGTAAAATGCAACACATGAAATTTAATTACTATGCTGCACCAAATGCTAGTGAAGATGACTTATCTACTATAAAAAGCTGGCATATGCAAACAGTTAATGAAAAGGATAAGACAATTAAATTTGTTGGCTTTGATTATGAGGCTGACCATGAGACGGTTATAAACTGGTCTACTCCTAGAATTGTCTATGATGGAAAAGAATACACAGGTCAAGAATCTACTGCTTTAATTGCATCACAATTGGCCGCTTTACCACTTACTCGATCTTTTACCTACTTTAGTTGGCCTTTACTTACAGATGCTGACCTACCATATGCAGAAGATGAGGATAAGGCTGTAAATGATGGAAGACTATTTTTAACCTACAACGGAGAGAAATACAAGATTGCAAGGGGTGTTAACTCCCTTACTACCTACCATGCTAAAAAGGGTGAAGATTTTTCCAAGATTAAAATTGTCGACTCTATGCACCTTATTAAAGATGACATTAGGGATACATGGAATGAGTTTTATGTTGGTAAAATCTTAAACACTTATGAAAATAAAATGCAGTTTATAGCCCTAATCAATAGGGTTTATTTTGTTGAATTGAGAAACACGGTTTTAGAAAACACTGATAGAAACAAGGTTGATATCGATGTGGCTGCAAATATGAGATATGCAATCAAACGTGAGGCCAAGGTTGATGAAATGACCAATCAACAAATTAGAGAATTTAATACTGGTTCCAATGTGTTTTTAGATGGATATGTGTCTATGCTTGATGCTATGGAAGATTTATACATCAACTTCTGGAATGAGTAAGGAGGGGATAATTAATGGCTTTATATGGAAACAATGAGAACCGTGGATTTAGGAGAATAGCTGGTGCCTGGGGTACCCTCCATATCGACGGTGAAGAAATATTTGAATGTGAAAATGTAGAAGCTAACATAGAACCCCAACGTGGTGATGTGTTAGTAATGAACAATGTGGATAGTAAGATAACAGGACTCGCGGGAAGCGGGTCTTTTACATGTAAGCATGTATATACACGCGGTATCGATAAACTTCTTCCTAAACTAAAAGAAGGACACGATCCGCGTTTTGTTTTATCCATAGCTTTAAACGACCCTGATGCAGTCGGTGGTCAAAAAGAGCGTATCAATATTGGTAATGTGTGGATTAATAACCTACCACTTGCTAACTTTAACCGCTCTGAAGTAGTGGAAAAGACTTATGAATTTGGATTTACTCCAAATGATGTTGAAATTGCTGAAGGTATTTACTAGGAGGAAAGATGGCTGTAAGTGCAAAAGACCTGATAAATAATAGGAAACTAATCGAAGATAGAAAAGATGACCAAGTTGAAATAGAAGTCCCTGATGTAGGGGCTTTTATTTTTAGGTTACCGACTATAAACGACTATCAAGATGCAGAGGCTAAGGCTAAGAATCGAAGTGACGACCCTACAATATCTAATAAACATTTAATTTATACATGCTGTGTGGAACCTGCTTTAAATGATAAAGAGCTACAGGATGCATATGAATGCAACGAGCCTATAGACATTGTGGAAAAGCTATTTATGATTGGCGAAATTACAAGTATTGCACAAATCCTAGTAGATCAAGCTGGATTTAATAATGATTATAAAACGGTGGTTAAAAAAGCAAAAAACTAATATTAGGCAATGATGCAGAAATGCAAATTGTTGCCTATATGGTGGAAAAAGGATTTACCTTTGATTATATATTCTCACTTGATGAATATGAAAAGATGCTAATTTTAGCCACTATGGATGCTGAAAATGAAAGGAAGGTGAATCTATTTGGCGGTAATTAAATCTACCATTGTTCTTGATGATAAGTACTCGGCAAAGGCTGATAAGATAGCAAGCTCTACTAATGCCATGAGCGATGCTATGAAGGCAAATCAAGCTGTGGCTGCTAAAATGGGCAGTGCTATGGATAGTGCCTTTAACAGAATTAAGTCTAGCTCTAATAAGATTAAAAGTGCTATGAAAGGTGCTTTTGACAGAGAGCATAAAGTATCAATAAAAGAAGTAGGGTCTAGAGAGGTTAGATCCAAAATTTATAGCTTAAATAACGACCTGAAACAAATTACAGGCAAGCCGATTAACTTTAAAATCACTGCTAAAACCAGTAGGTTAGACCACTTAAAAAATCAGTTTGGCAAGATTAAGTCGACCACAAATGATATTAGCAATGCCTTTAATAACAAGCTAGACAAAGGATTTAGTAAGTTTTCAAGGTTTTCTTCTGACGTATCTGGATTCCGTAAGGCTAAAAAAGAGGCTAGGGATATAGAAAAAGAGCTAAAAAAGCTTACAGGAAAAAAACACAAAGTAAATATAGAGATGGAAAATCCTATCAAGAAAGCCTTTAAAGGTGGACTAGACTCTATGGTTTCAGGGGTTAAATCAGGGTTTTCTAAGGTGGGTGGATTTTTCTCAAAGATGAATCCATTTGGTGGTAGTTCACGCTCTTCTGTGCCAACTGTGGGTGCTAGTTCTGCTGGTGGCGGGTCTATGCTTGGGTCTATAGTAAAAGGGAATTTGATTACAGGGGCCATTACTGCTGGCGTAGGTGCTATAAAGAGTGGTGTAGATACTACACTGGGTGCTGGTATGTCTAGGCTTGAAAATATTCAATCTGCTAAAGCTAGACTAAGGGGGCAAACTAATGCTGACGGGTCTCGTAAGTTTAGTGATAGTGCAATAAAAGATATATCTAAGGCTGCAATGGATGCGGTACAAGGTACTGCATATGGATTTGGTGATGCTATGACTACCGCTTCATCTGCTATTGCGGCAGGTGTAGGACAAAAGGATGTTGGCCCATACCTTAAAAATATATCGAACATTGCTGCTGCAACTGGTTCGGACTTTAATGAAATTGGTGCAATCATGAACAAGATTAAGACTACTGGAAAACTGCAAGGGGATGAACTTATGCAGTTATCTGACCGTGGTCTACCTATGCTTGCTAAAATTGCTGAAATGAAAGGCGTTGACCAACAAACGGCAAGAGAAATGATATCCAAAGGTCAAATATCTGCAGAGGATGCTATAGCTGCTGCTTCATCTGCTGCTGGTAACTCTGCTGAAGAAATGAACAAGACCTGGGGTGCTGCTAAAATGAACTTTCAATCAGCACTAAGTAAGATTGGTGCTGGTCTCCTTGGTGGAAAGGATGGAGATGAGGGCGGCATCTTTGGGGCTATGACTCCTGCTTTACTGGCTGTAAATAAGGCTCTTAATGGATTAGTACCTGCTGCCCAAAAAGTCGGAGATGTGTTAAAGACCCTAGGTGGCGGTGTAGTTGATAAGTTTAAAAGCGGTATGCAGTACCTAGGAGAAAAGTTTAAGCCTGTGGGGGATAAGTTTGAAAAGCTCGGCGAACCCATGGGTAAGGTATTTGATAGCTTAAAAGAATCTGTTGGCAAAATTTTTGAAAGTAATGGAGATCTAGGTGGCCAGGTATTAGATACAGTTATAGATGGAGCTGTGAATGGATTGAGCATACTCGCTGATATTATTGCTACTTATGTAGCACCTGCTTTGCAAAGCTTTGCTGATTTTGTAAGTGCTAATGTCGTTCCTGCTGTGCAATCTGCTGTTGATTGGATAGGTGCCAATATAATGCCAACGATTCAATCCGTTATAGACTTTATCCAAGTTAATGTTATTCCGGCTTTTCAGACTATATGGGATTCTATTCAAGCTAATGTCGTGCCAGCTTTACAGGAGTTTGGAGCATGGATTATGGATACGGCTGTGCCTGCCTTGATTGAGTTTGGAACGTGGGTAGGTGAAAATATTGTCCCTAAACTAATAGAGTTTGCTACATGGATTGGCGATAATGTTGTACCTAAATTACAAGAGCTTGCCGAGTTTATAGCTGACCCTGTTATACCTAAGCTGGTAGAAATAGCTGAGATTGTTGGAGGCGTTGTAAAACTAGCGTTTGAGACTGTAGTTGGAGCTGTGGATGCTGCAAAAAGTGCCTTTGATGAAGTTGTAGGGGCTGTATCTAGTGCGGTGAAAGCTATTAGCGATATACCAGGAGCTGTAGCTAATCTAGCGGGTAATGCCTGGAACAGCGTCAAGCAAGGTGCTAGCGATTTGTGGAACAGTATTACTAGCGGAGGTAAGAAAGGCCATGCTACTGGTACTGAGTACTTTAGCGGTGGTATGACTCAAATCAACGAGCGTGGTGAAGAGATGATACAACTTGCCCGTGGGGACAAGATTTATCCTGCTGGCAAGACTGATAGAATTATCAAAAACGAAGTAAAGAATAGTAAGACTGTTGATAGGTCTGTTTCTAGCCCTAATATAACTATAAATGTTAATGGAGCTAACATGACTAATAAGGATGTAGCTATGGCTATATCAAGAGAGATGAAACGTCTAGGGGTGCTTGTATGAAATCAGAACAATTAATATTGTCTTTTGAGGGAAGGTCTGAGGTACTAGAACTACCTTGGCCTTTGCAAGAACACTCTATATCGAATGAACATAACACTTATAGCTTTAATACAATTAATCAAGGAGAGGTGCTAGCAATTGGTAAGAAGAAACTAAAAACAATGACTATTAATAGCACCTTTCCTGCCCATGAGTATCCATTTTTGCTAACAAAGTCTTTTCCCCAACCTGATGAGTGTATAGCTAAGATAAACAAGTGGAGACTATCTAATAAACCTATAAGGGTGGTAATAGTCGATACTGATATTAATTTAGCTATGGCAATTGAGGACTTTACTTATGGAAAAGAAAATGGAGATGGGTCGGGGGATGTGGCCTTTACCCTGTCCCTAAGAGAATACTCCTATCTTAACGTAGAAAGGTCTAAAAAACCAGATAAAACAAGCGGGCTTAAAGATAGGCCTAATGAAAAGAAAGATAGCGGAGAGAGTAAGAAACATACTGTAAAACAAGGTGATACTTTGTGGGACTTGGCGGATAAGTATTACGGAGATGGTTCTAGGCGGAAAGAAATAGCCAAGGTTAATAATGTGACCAATCCTAGGCTTTTACAGATAGGACAAAACCTTACCATACCTCCAAAGGGGGCTAAGTAATGAAAATCAAAGTTACTGGAGCAAGCCTCAATGGCGGGACTGGTGAGACTGAGTTTACTGACATATCTGATTTTGTAAGTGATGTTAGGGTTAAGGGAGCGGCCAAAGAATGTACTAGGTCGCTTGATTTTAAGCTCTTGCGTGGGGACTTTGATGAGACCTTGCCTGATATAGATATAAAGCTAGGTGATGCAATAACTATGCAAGAGATAGATGAAGAAACGGGTGCAGTTATAGAAGAATTTTATAAGGGTGTAGTATGGACTATTAAAAAGGCTGATAATGGTGTAGCTATTGATGTTACTTGCTATGATAAGGCTATATACCTTAATAAAAATGAGCCTGATACCCAAGTCCATGAAAAAAAGACCCCTGATGCTGTAGCAAGTACTGTGATTACTGAGTTAGGTTTAAATCCTGGTAAGCTTGCTGGTGGTAGTGCGGATGATTTTAATCTAAGAAATAAGAATGGATATGATGCAATCATGGAGGCCTACCAAAAGGAAAGCGAAAAGACTGGCAAGAAGTTTAAGATTGTTTTTGAAGATGATAAGGTCAATGTTTACGAAGTAAGTGAAACTGTGGGTGTGGTCCTTGAAGAACTTGATGAGCCTGTAGTTGGCAAGCTTTTAAATACTAGCTATTCTGAAAGCCTTGATGATGTGATAAATGAAGTGAAGGTTATCGAAGATCAAAAGAAAGACAATAAAACAGATGGAGCAAGTAATGGGCGTAGTCAAGCCTTGCATGGCACTATACAAAAGCTTGTAAAGGGTGATAGTGCTGAGGTTGCTGGGCTTTTGGCAGATGCTAAAAAGGAAATTGACGTTGAGTGTATAGGGAGCTGGGATATGGTGACTGGTAAATCTATCCAACTAAACTCATCTATAATTAGTGGTAAGTTTTTTATAACTAGTGATGAACATATCCTGGATGATGCTGTCCATACTGTAAACCTGTCCTTATCATCTGTTTATGAAATGTGAGGTGGATATATGGAAAGTATGGCCAAGGATTTAAAAAAGATAAAGGGTAGAAAAGAATCTGCCGAAGTTGGGATAGTTACTGCCATAGAACCTCATTTTAAGTTTACAATAAATGGTAGTGAGTATAGCTCGGAGTTTTTTACTATTTATCTACCTGCGGTCGATAGGATAAGACATTTTGAAAAAATTGATGTTGAGACTTATGTAAAGACAAATGACCCTAACCCTCATGAATCTTTTAGAGTCAATAATGGTGCTGGCAAGGGTGAGGCTTATATAGATATAGGAGACCTTGAACTTGAACCTGATAAGTATGAGCGTAGGTTTTTAATCGGTGACCTTATTGATGTAACTGATCGTGGAGATAGTTTTATAGTCCATGGTAGGCTAATTAAAATAGGTGATGAAGAAGAACTACACGAACAAACTCATAGAGATGTAAAGAAAACGGTGGAAAAAGATAAGTATGAAAAGATAAACAGACCACCGTTACCATGGTAGGAGGTAAATTATGGCTATATATCCTGCCGTATTGGATGCTGTAGAAGTGTTACCAGTAGAAAATCAAGTGTTAGAACGTGAAGGCTTTTGTGAGTACGCTTATGACTTTGAAAATAACGAGTTACTTACTAGAAATGGTGAGCATTATTATGTTTATGGCAACGAAGCTATGAAGATATGGATATATAAGTGCATGCTGACTGATAGGTTTAGGTTTTCTGCCTATACTGATCGCTTTGGGACAGAGGTTTATACCCTTATCGGTGAGGTCATATCTACAAAGCTTAAAGAAGCGGAAGTCAAGCGTTACATTACTGAGGCTATAATGGTGCATCCTTTTATGGTGTCTATTAATAAGATGATTTTAAAGACTGAAAAAAGTGGGCTTTATGTGGATGTCTACTATACTACAGTCTTTACTGACAAGATTGCGAGGGTTGAATGCTTAGTTACAATCGAATGATACAAGCCCTAACCTTTGAGACAATAGTTTCAAGGATGAAGGCTGATTTGAAGAACCCTCCAAATAGAGTAGAGGGTTCTTTTGCTGCGGATAACATCCAAGCTGTGGCAAAGGAAATTTTAAAATATTATGATTATATAGATTTTTTGCAAGAGCAACATTATGCAGAAACTGCCCAAGGGGAGTACCTGGACAAAAAGGCCCAAGAGGTAGGGGTTTTTAGGAAACAACCTACTAAGGCCAGTGGATTTGCCACATTTGAAGGTACTCCTGGGATTATGATACCTGCTGGATTTAGGGTCCATTCTGACTCCTATACTTATATCACTAAAGAGATAGGATATATCGAAGATAATGGCAAGGTAGTGTTGCCAATAGAGGCTGAAAAGGCTGGAAAAGAGTCGAATATACCTGCAGGGTCTATATATAGGTTTGATAGTGGTGTGGGTGGACTAAGAAAAGTCCATAACGACAAAGCTATTGAAAATGGGACAGATCTTGAAGATGATGAGGCTTTAAGAGAGCGTACACTGTTAAGAATGAGATATCCTGGTACATCTGGTAATCAATACCACTATATGCACTGGGCGATGGAGGTTGACGGTGTGGGTCGTGTTAGGGTTTTTCCTGTATGGGATGGGCCTGGTACTGTGAAGGTGTCAATACTAGACTCTAATCAAAGGGTAGCTAATGAAGACCTAATAAAAAAGGTTAAGCATCATATAGACAATGACGGTGATAGGCTGGGTGAGTCTTTAGCACCAATCGGAGCATTGCTGACTGTTGATACTGCTAAGACTAAAAAGCTTGATATCAAGGGCAAGGTTATACTTGAGTTTGGGTCTAGGCTAAGACGTGAAGATTTAGCTGATACCCTAAAGAAAAAACTACAAGACTATATAGACCAATCCATAGCTTATAAGACTAATAGACTTACTGTAGCTAAAGTAATTGATATCCTCTACTCAATAGAGGGTGTACAGGATATCACAGAGCTTACAGTTAACGGTGTAAATGACTCCATAGCCTTTGGCCAAGAAGAAATACCCTTTGTAGAAAGCGTGGTGCTTAAATGAGAGGGGATAGATTTAAGAAAAGATTACCCAAGTTTGTAGGTCGAATAGGTGATATGGATGACCTTTTCTATGCAGAGGACCAAGAGTTTGAAAGAATTGAGCAAGTAATATGGGATTTTACCTATGGCTTGTATGTTTCTGACATAGATAAGACTTCTAATCCTGACTTTTTCTTAACTAGGCTTGAACGTGATTATGGCCTAGAATCTGCTGGGACAGTCCAAGAGCGTATCAACGCTATACTTTTAAAGATGCGTGGTAAAAGGACTACCACTGAAGAGGTAATTTTAGAGATATGTATGGCCTATGGTTTTCCAGCTGTTTATAAGGAAAGATATAGGGATTATAGTTACTTGCTAGAGCTTTTTGTAAATGGTGACCTTGATATGGATGCCTTATGGAAAGCCTTAAGAGAAGTAACTCCAGCTCATTTATGGATAGATATGAATATGAATTTTGCAAGAGCATTGAAGCTACAAACACGTAGCGGAGATAGCTCTTATTTAATTCATTTATGTGGAGAGCATCCTTGTGGGGATATACCTTATCCATGGGCTACTGGTGAAGTTATCCATATGGGAATTAAGGCATTGACTGGTGAATATGACTCTAGAAACTACTACGGTATGCCTGGTCAAGGATATAAGGCTGGGGAGCTTAGAAGAGATGAAAAAGATGTTGAAGTTAGATATGTACAAAATTTCAATAGAGAAGAAGTTTATGACTTTGGGGGTGATCTGTAGATGTTAAGTGAAGAATTGATTACTGATATAGCTCAGTATATCAAAGATAGGGTTAAAAGTGCTGAGGTGGTCTTTGATGACAAAGAGCCTGAAAGTGTGCAAATAATAAGAAAAGATATAAAAGATGATACTCTGAAGGTCTTTGTAAATACTACCAAGGGCAAGGGAACTATAAAGGATATGAGGCTGCTTGATGATAAGGGAAGTGTTCTAATATCAAAGCCTCGTGGGACTATAAAGACAATTGACCATGCTATAGTGACGACTTTCTGGATAAGGATTGTCGAGGAAGAGATTGACAACCCTATTAGTATTTTTGAGTTGAAGGAGGGATTGAATGGCTAATTCTTTTAGTTTGGCTGAGTACTACGATCTAATTGAACAAGGCTATGACCGTGAAGAGTTAATTGAGTACTTTACTAGCCAAAGTATTGACCTAGTTGGCTGGTATGACCATATAGCTGAGTTTGCAGATGTGAGAGCTGAAAAGGACCTTGGCAAGGATCCAGAGGGTAATCCGATTTTACAGCATATTAGATTTGACGGGACTGTCTTTCAAGATGGGACTCCAGTCAACGCTGAGAATTTAGGGCAAATGGAATGGAACGACCTTATCAATGCCTTGAAAATCCAAAAGATGATGGATATTATTAGGGCCTTACAGGTACAGGTAGCTACCCTTATAGGGCAAAACAATAACAATATGCCTTATAACAGCTTTGTGGCTAGTGCTAAAAATATCGGCACTGAAATTGAAATGATTGAAGGTTGGTACGATGAAGTAAATAGCAGAGGGGTGGTGTAGGATATGGCTAAAGCTATTTGGGAAAAATATGAAGTTCTGGCTGACACACACTATGAAACACGTGAAGAAAAGTTATATGGTAGATATGCCACCTACCCTAGTTCTGCTACATCTTCTTCAACTGGTTTTACTTTTGATGAGAACAACGGGTTGTTTACGCTAAAAAATATACCTTATGGTTATGGAGATACCAGAGGTTTTTATATATATGGAAGTCAGTTGCAAAACTCCAACATTACCAATAATGGGATGAGACAACCCTCAGATACCATTTATTTTGTCGACTCGCCTGGCACTGGTTCAGGAACTTACAGAGTCCAACTAACGAAAAAATTATATAGTGTTATTGTATTTAAGAACTTACAAAGAGGTCGATTTATAGGAAATGTCACTGCTGAGGAGGGAACTTACCCAATAACTGGTGCAAAAGATGGTTACTGGTATGAGTATGCAGGTCTTGCTAACCAAGCACCTAGCATTACTGGGTCTAGTACCCAAATTGGTGATGTTAAAAAGGACTTTACTATATCTTATACAGTTTCTGACCCTGATGGTGATGAGGTTAAGGTACAAATTATGGTGGATAACAAGGTTATCCAATATCCTATGGCTGTGCCTCTTAATAGGGCTCAAAGTGTGGATATTAGGCTAGGGGATTATGCACTTGGCAACCATACTATAACTGTGACTGCTACGGATACTTCCAATGCTTCTGCTACTAGGACTTACTATTTTTCTAAGACCAATGTTGCTCCTACTATATCTGGGTCTGATATGGACCTTGGCGGGAAGTATAAGGCTTTCATTATCGACTATATAGTGCAAGATGCTGATGGAGATACTGTAAAGGTTGAGATAAAGGTGGATGGGGCTATCAAGCAAAGCCCTACAACTACTACTCTTGGGGTTAGTAAGTTCTTTACTGTGCCTATTAAGAGCATGGACCTGGGCAGACATACCATTGAAATCATAGCGACTGATGGCCAAGGGGCTAAGTCTACAAGGGCATATACTTTCCAAAAAGTAAATTCTGCACCAGTGATTAGTGGGCAAGATGAAAACCTGGGGGCTAAAAATACTGGATTTTCCTATACCTATGACGTCACTGATAATGAGGCTGATAGAGTTAATGTATATGAAAAGCTTAATGGTGAGATAATCAAGGTTAAGGACAACATAACCCTTGGAGCAACTCAAACTATTACTATTACTGATAGTCAAATCAAAGATTTTGAGCTTAACGGCTTAAATACCATTGAAATTGAGGCTACTGATGGGACTGCTACTACTTATCGTAGGGTGACTTTTGTCAGAAACAATATGCCTCCAATCATAGCTGATAAGGATAAGGATTTGGGTAATAAGACTAATTCATTGTCTTACTCTTGGTCTGCTACTGATCCAGAAAAAGATAAGATGACTGCTACTATTTATCTGGATGATAAGATTCTTAAGGCTCGCCATGCTATCAATGAGGGGGCTAATCAGACTATAAGCATTAAGGGTATGGATATGTTTAAAATTCGTCCTGGTAAGCATGAGATAAGGATAGTTGTTGAGGATGATAAGGGTTTTAATGCAAGTCGTAAGGTGACTTTTACTAGGGTCGTGCCAAGATTGATAATGCAATTGGCTAACAAGGGCCTAGAAACTGATGAGCTAGCGACTAGGGTTAACGTAACTGACGTTGGAATCTTTGTTGCCAAGGGTGCAGGTGTTAAGTACGAGGTTTGCAACAACTCTTTTGATACTAAGCCTACCTGGGAAGATGCTACAGCTATGACACAAGATGGTAGGGCTTATGTGTTTCAAAACAAAACTAAAACAGCCTCTAAGGCTGGGGTTAATATAAGAGTAACTATTGAGAAAGGGACTGCTACAATGCAATCCTATATAAGTGCTATAGGAGGTTCTTTTGATTAAAGTTATAAATCCAAAACCAATCAGTGAAATTGAAGAATTAAGAGAAAAGGGGCTGTATAATGCTCCTTTTTCTGTGCTTGAAAGTATAGGCAAGATTGACCTTGGCAAAGCTGATGAAGAAATCCTTAAAGAGATTAGGGGCATTAAGGATAGTCAGGCAGAGTTTGTTGTGACTACCTATGAGGAGATTGCCAGGGTCGAAGAAAAGCAAGACCAAGCAATTGTAGAACTTTATGAAAGCTTATTGGGAGGTATGTAATGGCGAGTGTTATTGCAAGAGCTTATGTAAACTGCATAAAACGTGGTATTAGAAAGATTGACGATGTGAGACCAGATGATCTTAAAAAAGAAGTATCTGACCTTTTGCTAGATGAGGGGCTGTATGATCTTGCAGGTGTAGAAAATCCTGAAACCGAGCCTGTCACTGAAGAAAAAGAGGATAAGCCGATTGAGGATACTGCTGATAAAGAGCCTATTGATGATGAACCTAAAGAAGATAAAGAGGCTTAACCATGTCTATTGCATTTAAAATAGGACGCTTTCAGTTCCAAGGGGGTACTAAGGCAGTGCTTGAAGCATCTGAATTAATCCTCTTGGACAGAGAGCCTTGCTTTGAGCAAGATACGGGAAAGTTTAAGGTGGGTGACGGCCGTAGGAAGTACAAAGACCTAGAGTATATATCTGTGGGACAAATTGACTTTACAAACGCTACTCCAGAGCAACTAAAGCTGGTAACTGGTCCTAAAGGGGAAAAAGGAGACCCTATGACCTACGATATGCTGACTGCTGAGCAAAGGCTGGAGTTAAAGGGTAAGGACGGGACTATATCCATAGAGGATATGACCGAAGACCAAAAAATAGCCTTTGCCAAGGAGTTTGGAGTCATGGTAGAGGATAGAGTGGCAGATGAAGTGCAGAAAATCAAGGACTTGACCTTTGACAGTGAGGCTAAATACCAAGATGACATGATATATATCCTAGATCCATATATCGAAGCTGGAGAAGTGAAGTTTAAGGCTAAGGAGATTGGAAGGCTTTTAGCAAATGATTTTTTGAAAGTGCCTGTTAATGCTGATAAAATGCGTTTTAGGATTAAGTCATCAAGTCAAGGGATTATTTTACTTTATAGCCTTACAGATGATAGTTTACAGTATGCTATACACGTTTACCCTAATATAAAAGATTATGAAATAGACTTTGGCAGGGTGATTGATGAAGAGTTAATTTTTACTTCTGTTACTATGCCTGAGGATAAGGTAAGTGTGATTAGAGAGGAGAGGCTATGATTATTAACGAGAATTTAACACATATACCACCATTTAAACTAACGCCAATACATGATGATAATCGCTATCAAGCTATAGAACTCCCTACAAATTTAGTCGAGGCAGATACTTATACAGTTAGTGCAGAAGTTGAACAAACGAGTAACGGTACTGGCAGTGTAACTTTAAGAACTTATGATGGAGATATCAAAACAATTCATGACTCAAAAATATGTGATATCGGGGAAGATGGTAGAGTACATCTAAGCTTTGAGTATCATTCTAACAAAACTGTTAATTTTTTATTTTACACTGATGTCGCAAAGATGACTGATTATATTGGTGCAGATTATTTCAATATAAAACTAGAAAAAGGAGATAAAGCAACCCCATATATTCCCCATGAAAACTCAATAGAAACGGCTAAACGTCAATATTTTATCGGGGGGGGTACTTCAAGGAAGTATATCCTATCTCATAGTAATATTGAGCAATCTTCTTATAGGAAGGAGGTTGCAGCGTGAGAATTAAACCTAATTTATTAAAAGGAGCATCGGGTTCTTTTCATGTAAAAAATGGACCTAGTGACAACTGGGGTTCAAAAAGCTTTGTTTTACCAAAACTTAAAGATGGGGAAAAGTATACAGTTTCTTTTAAAGTGAGAAATCAGAATGATATAGCACGTAATGTTGTAGGAGTAGTTCTTTCCAATATGGCAGGAGATAACGATTATGTCCGATTTAATATAAGTAGAGTTTCCGACACTGCTTCACAAACTTTTATTTATAAAGAAGGACGTTCAGAAAAGATATTTCTATACCCTGGAACAGCAGGTGCGGCTCATAACTGTGAGGCAACCTTTTATAATATTAAATTAATTGAAGGAGAAAGTACTGACTTATATTTACCCAATGTAAATGACCTAGAACCAAGCAAACAAGCCATTTTCAAAGCGGGGGGGGGTATTCCAAGAGGTGTATCCACTCTCCTAGGATTGGGGGTGGGGTATGCTAGTTAAGCATAATTTGTATGAGAAACCAGTTTTACAAATTCCTACTATG